GTGTAAAAATCGCGTTCATATTCGTATTGTGCGATGTCGTTATTCAACAAGGCTTGGTCATACCCTGATAAATCTGACCCTTGACCATAATAGTAATTAGCCAACTGCATCTCATTCAGATAAGGCGCAAGTTGCGTTTGTTGATTTTGGTTATAAATCCCAGGCGCAAGTGCATACATGGCGGCTTCGTTTTTGCCCATGTTTGATAAATAATTCATATAATCGCCCTGCCTTGTACCCTGATACCCCAAAGCAGCGTCATTCAGCGCAGACAAATATTGCGCCTGCGATCCGGTCATGCCTGTGCCAAACCCGAGTGATTGATTGAGCGCATTAGTGCCCCAATCCGTCAGCAAAGATTGAATTGCCTGGTCGTACCCCGCCTCGGTTGCGTCTTGTGAGGTAAGAAAGTCCGCTTCCGTGCCGGTAATCGTTCCACCATACCCAAGCACATCGCCCAATGCACCAGAAGCATAGGCCTGATCCAGTCCCTGCAAACCTAAGTCGTACTGGCTTTCTGTGCCTGTCATGCCTTGACGGAAGCCCAGAATGTCACCCAGCGCAGATGCACCGTATTGGGAAGACAGTCCTTGTAGACCCTGTGAATAGCCCATTGCAGCCTGCGCCATTGCAGCCTGCAAATCCGCTTGCGTCCCGGCCATGCCCTGCCCATAACCTAACGCGCCCTGATAGCCTTGCCCCAAGTAACCCAGAATATTAGCTTGATTTTGAGCCTCAATCTGGCCCCGCGCTGTCTGTTCACGTAACATCGCATCCCAGGCTTGAGCGCGCATGGACGTTTCAGCCTGATTCATAGCTTTCGAGGAATCCACGTTTAACAGCATTTCCTGCATCACATCCCGACTTGATCCTAGCTGTCCGGCTTGTTGGGCAATGTCCTGGTTTTGAAGTTGTTGCCGCGCCAGTTCTTTCTGGGCGTTGTCGCGCATGTCCGAGATTTGTTGTTCCAGGTAAGGGTTCGCGTCTTCAAAATTAATTGTGCTTTCAAGGTTTCGATAATCGGGTAAGAGTGAATTCGCTTGATTTAGATAAGATGCGGCATTGACGTAATTTGGCGTTCCGGCATAAATCGAAGACCAGTCATTGCTCGGACCACTCCACATTGCACCCGCTGCATTCAAGGCATTTGCGGCATATTGGTTCCCGGCGTCAAAACTGCCCTGTGGACCGCCCCACAGACTTTGTGCATTCTGCAGGACTTGTGCGCCATAACGATCCCCACCGTATAACCCGGCTTGAGGACCACTCCACAGCCCGCCTGTCAGGGCCATGCCTTGCCCCAAATAATTGCCTATGTCATTCCATGAGCTTTGGCTGAGATTATTCGATAATTGCGGCTGATAATAACCGGCGCTTAGGGCCGCATCGCCCAGATAATCGCCATAATTCAAATTCGACCAGGGCGTTGAATAGGCGCTCGCCATGTCTGTGGGCATACCGGACCGGTACGGATTCGACAAAGTTGCCGCATACAGATCGGTCAGATTCTGAAACGGTGAGATTTGCGCGGCCTGCATCTGTGCGATGTTGTTCAACGAATCGGTGTATAAACCCGTGCCAGATAACCAGTGTTGATTCTGGTAGTTGACAATAGGATCTTTCGGATACCAGCCATCCTGCGGCAAGGTGAAAGCCCATTGAGCAGTCGGTGCGCCATAACCCCATTCGTTTACTTTCGCATAAAAGGCATTCAGATCATCCTGTACGCCCGCCCACGGGTCCGCTTTTTGGATGGTCTGGGTGGAAGACCCACCCCCGCCCTTTTTGGCCTCAGAAACAGGCCCAAAATAGTCGTAAGATTCTTCCTCCAACAGTTCCCCTGTGGCGAAGTCATAAACTGCATAGGTGGTAATTTTCATAAGTTCACCGCAAAAGAATACCTGTCTTCAATGTCATGCTCATCGACATAGTTGTTTAGTGTTTTGACCCAGCCTTTTCGTCCCATGCCGATGATTTCCTGGCAATCGTGTTCCTTGGCAAAGGCTTTGAATTGCGTCCAGGCCGGGACGTACCATTCCTTGATTTTATTCCCACCAATCAGAAAGATGGTTAAAGTTTTGTGCCCTGTCGGAAAAACCTCGATGTAGGTGATGAACACCGCGTCAATCCCTTCATCTGACCAGGCGACCCAACACTGCCAATGGCGAGTGAGGCATTTTTCAATCACATCTTCTGGACGGTAGTACCTGCCCATCTTCATTCTCTCGATGGGCTTTTTCAGCAAAGGGAGGATCAACGGCGCGACTTTTATCACGTCTTCAGCAGGCACACCGTGAAAATGCGTCAAAGCCACTTGCTAAAATCTGGCACTAACTGATAATTGCCATTGATAAATTTGTACACTGAGGGTACATCTTCCGACATGCCAGCGTTAACCCATTGGTTAAATCCTGCCGGCGGCCTATTTTTTATGCCTTGTGTATCTGTATCACCCAAACCCGCGCTATACATGCCTTGTATTTGTTTGGCGGTGTATGATGGCGACGCTGCCCCAGCTTGAGCCTGTTGTTGTGCAGGCGGTTTGTACGGAGGCATGCCGCCGGTCATTGGCGGCCTTGGGATGGCAGGTGGCGTACCCTGTGCCATTGTCGGCATTGTTCCCGTCATGGCGGGTGGTGAGCCTTGTGCCATTGTCGGCATTGTTGGCATTGTTCCATTCATGGCTGGTCGAGCGTTCATCCCCATGCCAGGAATCTGCGGCAGTTGTCCGCCAATACCTCGCCCCATGGCAGTCATAGGACGATTTTGCAATGGGTTTTGAGTTTGTTGTGGCATCAATGGATTTGCGCCATTCTGCAACATACCGCTTTGCAGTTTAGCTTTGATGTTTGGATTGAGCATCGAAAGGTAGTCTTGAAGATTCATGTTATTTCCTAGACGAGAGTTATAAGACTGTGGGCGCTTGCCCGATAAAATTGACCACACCCGTGGTCGGACGCAGGAATGAATGATTGTCAAAATCGGGCGCTTTGTTCTTCGTGCCTGACTTGCCGTTTTTCAAATAATGGATGTCACACTGAAACCCGTAGGCATCACCCGAAAAGGTGTCCTCACTCGATCCCACGTCGCGAAAGACGCGAATTGAAATAATCGAATCAGTCTCCAGGTCAGTCGAGGGTATGGCGTCCTCGTAGGACATCTCAGCGATCATGTGCTGGTAGGCTACACCTGGCCCGGCCTGGTTGATGTAGGCCGTCTGCGTGGCTGGAAAGGCTTCCTGTCCATGTCCTTTGGCATAGGTATATTCCAGACCCCATCTCACCACTCCTGTGTCGGTGTTGTTGCCCGGCGACCAGTGAACGTGAACATGCAATTTTGACTCGGCACTGATTAAAAGATGATGCGGTATATGAAAATTTACATAAACATCTTCTTCTATGGTGTCGCTGAAGGTCGGCATGACAATGCCATCCCTGAAAACCTCCCAGTCAGCGGGCGAAGACACGCCTGGTTGTGCGCCAGACAAATCAGCCAGCAGGTCTTCCCACACGCCATCTGTGGGTGTGGTAGTCACATAGTTCCATCTGTTCTTGAAAAAGGCATAAAGTCCCTCCCCGTTGCCAGGGTCCCAGCCGGTCCCGTCCGCATACCTGAGCATCCCGTCAACGTACCTTGGAGGGACCATGCCCGATTTATCCAAATCCTGCGTCTGTTCACCGGATATCTGCAACAACTGCCGGTACAGATATTCAGCCAGAATCCGGCCTTCCTCCGTGTCGAGGTGTGGAGGAGGTTCAGGATAAAACCTCATCGAAGTCCCGCCAGTTCATACTCGATTTCATAGCCTGACAGGTTGCCAGAATTGTCGCCAGGAAATTCAAATTTGATGGCGATGTACCTGCCTGTTACCCGACAATCAACCTTATAGTCTGTCCCAGGCGTGAAGGTAAAAGGCCCACTCCAGGTTACAGGGTCTTCAATGGCATTGTGTTCACCGACATAGACGGACAAGGTGGAGGATGCGCCCAGTTCCACCCTTGGATATACAGCTGTCACCATGACCTTGCCCTGATGCCCGCCCAGCGGAAGGTTGGTCCGTTCCACCCAGGAGGTGATGTCTGTGCCTGCGGCTTGATGGGTGTCATTCATCTTGTAGCCGTTGCCTGTGGCAATGCCAATCAGTTCAGAGATTGTCGGGTTGTAGTTTTGTGACCCCCAGAATGTGTTATCCGTGTCCCAGGCATTGCTGTCCGTGTCCCAGTTGTTCAGTGTCCCTGCGCCATAGACGCCAAACGAAATATATGGCGTGGTGGGAAGATCGCGGAAGCCCCAGGTGTTTTCACGCCAGTTCCAGATCGCCGCTTTGGTGGCATAGGTATCCCCGCCCTGCGGGTAACAAAACCACATTTCCATCTGCGAATAATTCGGCACGACAAAGCAGTTTGCATAGTTGGTTGAATCAATTTCAGCGAATACTGTTCTAGCCAGGCGGCGGTCAATGATGGACTCGGCATCATTGCCATTGAATAAAATAATGTCGTCATTTGCGATGACAAAGTGCTGGCCTTTGAATTCTTTTGCACAACCTTGGGCGATCAGGCCGGAAGTTTTGAGGATTTGATTAAACCTGAATACCAACTGCCCGCCGATGAATTGCATCCCGTAGACTTCGGAATCCTTGTAAACAATGTTTACGTCCCGCATGGGTAAACAGTCCACCAGAAAACCGCCGGTATCGGCCAGGATAACTTCACCGGCATTCTGAGATGTATCTGTTTGGTCCCAGGTGGTAGGCACTGCGCCCGCTTCGGCAGGATTAGACCACTTCACCATCTGCGGGTAGGTTGAGCCTGATTTTGTGATGTCCAGCCCGACCAGGAAATTTTTGTAAGGCCGTATGACTTTTGCAGTCACGCCTGACGGCCAGTTTGGGAGATTGACTAACAACGTCCCATGCAATGCCGGGTTCCATGACTGCGGCACATCCGTGCCGTTGTTGAAAATACCCACCGTGCCCAACACGCCACCATTCCAGCGGGCGGCTGCCGTGCCTGTGTAGACACCGGCTGCACGGGTAATTTTGTGGTGTGTGTCTGCGCTCGGACGATAGACATAAATATCATCCGTCCCGCAATAGGCCCAATAGATATCGGTCTTGGTCTGCACAGGCGTGATCCAATTCGCATCAGATACGGACGGCGTGAAAATGGACGAATAGCCGTCCACCTTGTAGACCTTGCCATCATCGAACCGGACATTGACGCCATCCGTCCAGGCTTCCGGTGGCAGTTCCTGGCTTTCAATGTCCTTGATAATGCCGAGGCTTCCGGCATTCGGCACACTGTATATCATGCGGCTTCTTCTTTAACCTCTGCTGTTTCAACTTCTACGGGCGACTCATCTTGCGGGATGTGCTGCGACAATTCATTTAAGCAAGCGTTATAGGCCGGGACTTCACTGCCTTTCAGATCAACGCGAGAAAGAAAGGCCGCCATAACTCTAGCAATGTCAGGATTCATTTTTATGCCTCATTTGTTTAAGGTTTTTCAAAACAACCACGGCATACACCGCGATCAGTAGAAACAGCAAAGTCTCTTGCTGCAAGAAATACAAAACACCACCTCCTGCAACGGCTACCATCTTGCTTGCGCTAATGCCCGTTACAATGTCCGTCTGCAGGATCGCCCAATCCACCACTGGATTCAGTTCACGCCCACCCGCACTGAGAATGCGGTATGTGGTATAGCCGTCTGCGAGTTGCAGGGCGATGAAGATGATGAGCAGGATAAGCATTAGCTTAAAGTCACTCCTTCCCATGCGTTAGCTACATGGTTATAAACGTAGAATTTCTTATTGGTGGTGTCGTAATAGAACGCGGCTAGTGTGGCAGTGGTGACTGTTGGTGTACCTGATGGTGCGCCTGCTGCTGCTGGCATAAAGAAGAAACCATCGGTCATTCCGGTTGTGCCGGTTGTGCCGTAAACGTTACCGCTGGAGTCGATGCGCATACGTTCTGTGGGTGCAGCGGTGCCGTTTGCTTTGGTTAGGAACTTTAGCGCCCCGCCACGTTGTCCTGCGGTAGCCCCTGACGTTTGTGCCTCGATAATTGCAAGGTGTTTGTGGTTTGTGTCATTGGTCGTCCATGCGAATTCAATCGCGCCAACAGCCACCCCATCAGCATCCCCGCGAGAAGATGCAACCTCTAAATTTCCAGCAACCGAACCGAGAACTGTAGCAGTCGCGCCAGTTCTCCATGCTTGTATCTGTGGCGAATTCGTACCTATCCCGACATTCCCAGCAAAATAATTACTCGCCGTCCCGCTCGCATAGATGTTCCACTTGTTCGCACCAGAGGTAACTGCGGAAGTGATTCCGTAGTTGTTAGTGCCTTGGGTTTGGTCGGCGATGTAGAGGCCGTGCTGGTTGGTGATGGTGGAGCCTGCTCCTTTGGTAGCATTATCAGCGTAATACGCTGATACGTTTGAGACAGTAAAGGAAGCAGCGGCAGTAGAGACAACGGCTTCAAATCCATTAATAGCCGATGTTGCAGCAGATGAACCTACTGGATAATTTAATATGCCTCGCTGAGTTGTTCCAGTAAGTGCAGAATTTCTAACCCAAATACCCGTAGATGAACCACCAGAACCCCCCACCCCAATATACCCATTCACCGTTACAGTGTCAGTGCTGGCATCTCCAAGGGTGACGTTACCTGTGAACGATGCGTTCTGGCTGGAGTCAATGGTAAGGGCAGTGCTTGAGGCATTATCGTCAATACCCGTAGAGGTGAGGGCCGTACAAGTCAATGCGCCAAAAGCAGCAGTGCCACCATTGGTTAAATTACCAGTACCAAGGTTGATATTCCCACTACCATCGGCAGTGACCGCTTTACTGGCTTGAACCGTGCCTAATGTCGTGACATCCACATAGTTCAATTCGGTATGCGTCGAGGTCACAGCACCTGTGATATTAGGAAACGTGGCAAGAATGGTGGACTTGATGAGCCTTAAATGATCGTCACCGGCAGACTTCAGATCAGTGCCTAACGGATTCGCGGAATTCAAGTCCGATATGTATGTTCCAGTTTCAAGACCCATCTATGTCACCTATTGATTGCCGTCTACTTTGAAGATGCCGCCTGCCGCCCAGGTGACATTCACCTGTGTTGCCTCAACGCCTGTCGAAGCAGCCGTGTCGGTGTCAAAGAAACCGATAAGCAGATTATCCACCCCGCCTGCAGATGCGGACTGTGCGACCAGTGCCACATATTTACATTGGAAGGTGTCGCCATCCGATGAGAACCCGGCAATATCAGCAGCATCAAATTTGACGGCCACTGCGCCAGAACCGGTGACATTCAAACTGCTCAAGGCAATCGAATTCACAATAGTGGATGACGCAGTGGACTGAAAATTCGTGATCTGCCCTAGAGCAGAGTGCGATGCAGTCGACGGTGTATAACCTGAATGCAAGGGATAGGCGACAATGGTATCGCCGTCAAGGTCGATGTTGCCCTGCAGTATGTATTTGATTGCGGTTGTGTAGGTGAAAAATTTACCCGCTGCCATGTTAAATCTCCTAAATTGAAGTCCAAGTTGTTGCTGAACTGGCCACGGTTGACCAGGTAGATGACGCATCAGAAACCGGCGTCCAAACGCTGATTTCATCCTGTATAGGCTTCCATGGGCCAGTTGTAACAATCATGGTGTAGCCTGTGAATGTGATCCTCCCGTGGGTCGGCAGGACCGCAAATTCAAATGTCTGTGAAGCCGCAGAACCCCGAGTCTTCCACAACCCTCTGCTGGGAAAGGTTTCCCATTCCCGTTCCACGGTGGGCATTTGGCCCGATGTTTTCAGAAGTCCCGCGCTGGGTTCCAGTTGCGAGAAGCCCACCGGCAGGGCCGTGGGTGTCTGGCCAATTAAATTGTGCAGCCCGGCCTGTGGCTTGACTTCGTTCCATGAATCCACAGTCGGCGTCTGACTGACATGCTTCAACAACCCTTGTGTGGGTTGAAGGTTAATAATCAACTCAGATGCGGGCGTCTGTGCAGACCAGTTCCACAGCCCCTGCGTGGGCTTGCGCTCATACCATGAATCAACCGTCTGGGTTTGAGCGATGAGTTTGATTAATCCGGCAGACGGGAAGATGTCTGCCACCCATGTTGCCTCCGGCGTCTGGCCGACCAGGTTCAGCTTTCCGGTGTCTGGCGCAAGGGTGAAGATCGTCACCACCGTGGGCGTCTGGCCCGTGGTCGAGTGCAGCCCGTCAGAAGGCTTGACCTCGTGCCATGAATCAACCGTCTGGGTTTGAGCGATTAAATTATGCAGCCCTTGGGTGGGTGTCACCGTGGCCGAAGTGCCCACCCCGGCAACGGTTGGACTTTGGCCGACCAGGTTCAGCAGTCCCTGCGTGGGCTTGACCTCGTTCCACGAATCAACCGTGACAGTTTGGCCCAACAGATTCTGCAGCCCTTGGGTGGGCAGGACATTGACCACCGTGCTAACAGTGGGTGTCTGCGCCTGTTGGCTATGAAATCCCGTCGAGGGCAGGACTTTCTGCTCTATCGTAACAGTGACAATATAACTGCTGATCGAATGCAAACCGGCAGACGGACGCGCAATGTACCAGTCCCAGGGTTCGTCATCATTGTCCCACTGGCCGTAGTCAGAATCCCACCATTGGGAAATCTGCGGCGTGGACGCATCCTGCACGTAATTTTTAACCACCCAGTAACCCGCAACAGGCTGCAGATTGACATCACGGGTAACAGTCACGGACTGGCTGATGAATTTGTGCAGCCCCTGTGCAGGCTGCAAATTCACCGCGATCCCAATCGAGGGCGTCTGACTGATTTGATTTAACAAACCCTGTGTGGGTTTGACTTCATTCCAGGCGTCAAGCGTGACAGCCTGACTGACCAGATTTAACAAACCTTGCGTGGGTTTGATTTCACTCCATGAATCCACCGACACGGATTGGCTGACCTGGTTCAGCAACCCCTGTGACGGGCTGAGTTCACGGATTGCCGCCCACTCAAGGGTTTGACTTACCCAGTTCCACAGTCCCTGTGACGGTTCCAGGTTGACGATGATTTCACCGAAATCAATCGCGGGCGTCTGCCCTTCGGAAGTCCATAAGCCCTGTTGCGGATCAACCCTCAACGTGAAGGTGATTGAGGGCGTCTGCCCTACAATGTTGTGCAGCCCCTGGCTCGGAGTGGCTGTCGCTACAACCGGAAATGTCAGACTCGGATCAGACTGATTGTACGAATCAAAATCTGTGTCATCTTCCTGGTTGATGTGTAATTCAATCGTTTCACCGGCATACTCTGCTGAACGAAACTGAATTGAATAAACAAACTCTGCACCATTAGTGGTGAAGTCAGCATTAGCACCCCCAGCAACCCCATCGCCACTATCGAAAGCCTCATTGGTTGAATCGTGAGTAAAACTGGTGATTAACTGGCTGGTATCAGCCCCGTCAGTAACAGAGCCTGTTGTGGTTGATCTGACATAGGACGATGTTGAATTAACATCTGTCCAAGCCCCGCCATCCACACGATAACGCAGTTGCGCCGTGGTGTTCTTGCTGGCGTTTCCTGAAGTTTCCTCCAAACCCCAGCGAATGAAATAGGTTGTATCCAGTGCCAACGTGGGATTCACATTGACTGTTCCGATCAAATTACCCGATGTGCTTTCAGCACCCTCTGACTGGAACTGCCAGTTGGTGACGTGCATGACGGGCGGATCGGTAGCCCTGGCAACAGGGCCGGAATACTCATATCCCTCGTTGAGTATTTCTACATATTTTTCACCATCCCATACCCATTCGGTGCGGGTGTTAATCCATTGTGTCTTTGTCTTTTTTAGCTTGTTCATAGACACGATTAAACTCACCTTTGTCCGTCATTCTGCCAACAATCAATTTGGAGATGGGTATCTGATGGACTAGGTGATCCACCATGTCATTCTGATAAAAATGTAACCACTCCCTGCCGTTGTAAGCGTAATAGGGCGCATTACTTGATATATACCATCTGCCGTCACTGGTCCTGCGCTGCAGGATAGCTAAAACCCCATAAGAAGGCGCGGATTGTACATCGTCATCATGGGTAAGATGATCGGTGTAATAAATCCGAAAATGTTTCATCGCCTGCGGGTGAATCCAGTAGATGTCCTACGATTCGACTCTCTCAACAACCTTTTGAGTGCTTCCTGTTCCAACAGCTTGAAACCCTGCGCCCGCTCAAAGTCTCGAATAACCCGCATGCAGACATCGCTTTCCGCCCTTGAGCGTATCAGTTCCTCCGCTTCCACCATCCAGGCATTCGTATCTGTCGCTGTCGCCAGAGATGACAGGTTCTTGATGTAAGAGATCGTCAGGGTATAGGCGCCGTTCGGTATCGGATACAGCCTAAGCTGATCGTTGTAGATGGCAAAGTCTGTGGGATACCCGGTATAGGTTGACGATGATATGTTCCAGTCTTCCAGTTCATTGTAGGTTCTTTCAATCAATGGATAGGCATTGTTGTTGATCGTCACCGTGATGGAATCAATCCCGCGAAAGTCCGTTGGTAGGTCATACCATTCCTGTGAGGCGACAGTCGAAGCCGTGGCGCGTTCTTCTGAAAACCAGAATCTTTCCCCTTCAAAGTGTTTCACCGCTGTCAGGATTGCCGTGCGGGCATGTGAAGTCATGTCCGTCCGGTTTAATTCATCTGCAATGCGGTTTTCCATCGTACCCAAATCACTCATGACGCATGCGTGTCCTATGTCTCTTTAAGCCAACCTCAGTACGGAATTCGTTTTTACAGACAGGACATAAAAAAACCGGCTTAACCGGCTTCACTTCCCTGACTTCAGGCGTCCCGCCACGCCTACGCACTTTTAACCTCGCTTCTCTGCATGCAATGGTTCATCAGGGATTTTTCAGTAAACCATTCGTCTGCAAAGTCGACGTGTGCGTATTCACGGAAATACGGCCCGCCGATTGTCCAGTGAACATTTTTCACGTCCTCCGGTGGAGAGGCGTATTCACCCACCAGCCAGTTCCATCTGACATCAAGTTCGCCGATTTCCTCGTCCTTCAGCCAGGTGAATCTATGTAAATCAAGCCCTGATGCAGTCTCCACCCATTCCGGCGTGACGGCTTGATTAGAAGGGTGCGAGCAATCCCACAAGACCACGGACGACCAGTTTTTACGCGGATACGGGTATTGAACGGTATCCAGATACTTGATGTTATCGCTGGGTTTATAGGAATGCTGCACCACATAAACGGCCTTGCCTGGGTCCAGTTCTGCCTGTTCAAGAATCTCCGCAATGTCACATCTCAGCATCATGTCGCAGTCCATGAACAGCGCGAAACCTTGATAGTTGTTCAGGTAAGGCACTAAAAAGCGTGAAAAAGAAAACTCGTTGCTTTGTTTTGGGTCGCGTTTACGATTGAAGATTTTCTTCAGGTTGCGAATATTAACCGGCGTAAAGGACACCGGGATCGAGCTTCGACTTAGAATCGAATGCGTCAATGTGTGCCATGCCACCGATTCAACCGGATCGTAGCCGATATATATTTCTAGTTTTTTCATGTGTGCCTCGCCATGATGGTTAAAAATTCACCGTTTTCAGTCGGGTCCATCTGAATTCCGAGTATCGTGAAATGTTCGGACAGTTTTTCACGCCACCAGTCAACACCCCGAACAATCAAATGTGTGTTTCTGCCGTCTGGTAGTTTGCGCTTTGCTTCCCTTGTTGCCACGGTCATGACAAACAATTTGCCCAATGAATGAATATGCGATAAAACCTCATCCAAGAATTCCGGCTCAATATGTTCCATCACATCAGTACACACCACCACATCCACGGGATCGGGCAATTTTTCCTTGCCTGGAATGCAAGGGTCATACTCTGATACCGGTATGTCAGAAAGTTGGCTGAAAGCGTTCTTAAATGTAGACTTACCACAGCCGTAGTCCAGCACAGACTGTGCGCCAGACTCTTTGACCAAATCCGCCACGGTGACTGCCCACTTTCGCCCTGAGCGTCCGTAGTCCTTGCGTTCCATGTGCAACTGAGTATTTAAGGCTCTGTATTCTGCAGAAATCATCACCACCACCCGATTGCGGTTTTGTTGCCAATAATCTGCACGTTGTCGTAGCCCAGTTCAAATAAAATAAATTGCACTTCATCAGAACGCTGCGCTTCGCCTTTCGGAATCTCTGTGATAATCACAGGATGACTCTGCTTGATTTTGTTCTTTGCGCCTTCTAGTACAGCCATTTCCATGCCCTGCACGTCAATCTTAATCAGATCAATCTTCTCTACGAATTCCAAAGAATCCAGTGAATGCACCGAATACTCATCGCCATCCTTGTGTTCCCAGGCGCCGGAATTGTCAGGAGCCGGGTTGTACAAACCAATCCGCTTCGACTTCTCACCCAAAGCATAATTGTAGGTTTTCACGTTGTCTGGCACGTTCTTCACCAGGCAGTCGTAGTTATCCTTAACCGGCTCGAACGCGATTACCTTGTCAAATTTATCCGCCATGGCACATGACCAGAAACCCACATGAGCGCCCACGTCTACCGCTGTGCCGAAGCGTTTCGTTTTTTCAACGCCTTTGCCAAACAAAGCCAGCTGGTACTTGCCCTTTTTAACAAAAGGTTTGAAATGCGTATCTGACTTCGGCAATACAATGTGCTTATACGGCCCTATCATGAGGCCATCCGGTATTTTTTGTTACCTTTGAAATGCACCGCTTTGCCGTCCATCACCAGGTCAAAAACATTCACCGGGCCATCGCTCATTTCAATGTCTGCTGCCAGATTGCGTGACGGTAACTGGCTTTCAGTCCGCAAGACATCGAGAACGAATGAATCATGCCATTCAGGCAGTGCGAAGATTTGTCCGGTCAGATGTAAATTCAAATAAGCGTTAAAAAAGGCTTCTGCATAAGGGTGGGTCGTGTCCCAGCCAACAAGTGAGGCACAGCTATGCCAGCCAGGCCGACCCATATATGCCATAAACACTTCTTTCAGCCCGTCATCCAGCCAGGCTTCTGGAAGTGCTTTCTTTATTTCAGTGTCTGCGTCTATCCACCACAGGTTGCCCTGGTGTTCAGTCGCGGCGTCTACCTGTGCAAACATCTTTCGTGCAAAGGTATGCACGTCAAACCGATAGTTCCGTTGATCGTCCACCGTCCCTCTGAAGATGGGAAAGGTTGACCCGGTTGCGGTTAGGAATTCCTTACACCCTGGAACGTCAAACAGATTCTTATAGGTGACGTTTGGGTGTTCAAAGTCCGGTTCTTGTTCATAGTAGACAACAATCGGAAAATCCCAATACTTGACGAAACTTTTCAGGAATCGCCGCCCGTACAGCTCATAGCCGTCCTGTGAAAAGGACGTTAAAAATTTATTCATAATGTGCCTCATCATGGAAAAACAAAGTGGATCTCGGTATCAAACTCCTGCTCAATGTCGTTCAACAAGTCTTTCTCAATATCCCACCTGTGTGGTGGGTACTTGTCCCACTCAGGTCCGCGTGTGATCGACCAGCCGTAATCTCTGGTGAACACGTTATCAAATCCGAACAAGTCAATCCTTTCAGGCTTTAAGTGTTTCGCGGCATACAAAACAGCATGCAAGCCTGCGGATAGGTGATCCTCGCCCAGCTTGTCGGTGGATGACTTCTTCAGTTCCACCGTGTCAGGGAATTCACGCTCTGTCCGCAA